ACCCAACATTTCGTTAGGGATGATTGTTCCTCGTGACTTAGGTACAAACAATTCAGGTCCTCGCTCACCAACTAAACTTACCTGACCCAAAGGTGGCTCACCACCATCGGCAAAGGCAGGTATTGGTTGTGATGCTATGGCTGCTACTTGAACAGCCCCTAAAGCTGCAACAATAGCTGCTAAGATTGGATTTGCTACTACCTGAGTTACTGCTACTGCTGTGTTGATTGCTGCGTTAAACATCGCTGCCCTCTTGTCTGCTTTAGCTTGTTTCTTTTTTAATGCTGCTGTTTTCTCAGCCATCTCTTTATCAAGGGCTAGTATATCCTCTGCTTTTTCTTCCTCAGATTTTTGGGAATTATCAATTAATTTCTTTTCGTTTGCGTACCAATTCTCATTCTCTATCTGTCTGTTAGCCATAAACTGAGATGAAATATCTCCCATCATTGAGAAAGCTGCACCGTATTCTTCTACGAAATCTGCCAATTTTCCACTCCATTTTTGTAAGCCATCGCTAAAGTTATCCCAAGCACTAGGTGTAAGCGTAATTTCGGGTAATTGAGTAGAGGATGGGTCAACAGGGTCAACTTTAGGGGTGGCTACTTGACCTGTAGTAGAACCCATTTCCTTTAAGACTGCTAAATATTCTTCAACAGCTTTAGCTGATTCATCGAATGCTGCTTGTTGAGTCTGTAGCGAAGCACTTGTTAAGTCTAACTGAGTGCTATCAAAATTAGAAAGCTCTTTATTGTATAATTTATGCGTTTCTGTAACTGCACCTGTCTTTATAGATTCGTGCCTATACAACAGAATCCTATCACTTTTAAGTTTGTTTAATTTTTCCTCTGCAGATAAACTATTATCTAACTCTTTGTTGTGCTTCTTTGATATGCCCCTAGCGAGTTCAAGTGCTTTATTTTCTTCTTTAATTAATTTCTCTCCTTCCGAAGCCCTCTTATTCATTAAGTCTTGAAGACGCTCTGACTCAGCTTGTAGCCTTAGTTTATCTAAGAATGAGTCGTTAGCCCCATCTAAAGCCTTTTTTATATCATCATTAGATACTGCCTCTGCATCTAAGTTACCTAAAAAGTCAGGATATTCTGTTTGTAATTCTTTAATTAACTTTAGCCTATCTTCTTCGACTTCATTTAAAGACATAGCCCTTTCAGCTAGGTTGTTTAAAGCAGTATTTTCTTCTTCTATTTGTGATGTAGAATCTTTTGATACCCCTGTTAATGCTGCTATCCCCCCTGCTACAGCTATAAGCCCTAGTGATATTGGATTACATAATGATAATAAAGCACCTAAAGCAAGTACAGCAGGACCGATTACACCTGCAATAAAACCAACCGAAATTATCATATCTTTAGTGGAATCATCTAAAGCTGAAAACTCTCGTGCTAAATCAGTAACCCAAGTAATTAATGGTTCTATAGCGTCAGCAATTAAAGCACCAAACTCTATCTTTAACCCTTCGATGGCAGATTCCATCTTTTTAATCTTAGCCTTATTGGTTTTACCCATTAAGTCAGTCATTTCTTTTAAACGACCTGTATTGTTCTTGTATTCCTCTGTTAACTCGGCTACTTTCTTTTTGTTTTTAGCCAATATAAGTAATTGGTTAGCCGATGTTACACCTGCTAACTTCATAGCCCTTTGCAGACCTATTTCTCCCTGAGTGGCTAAATCTAATACTTTTGTGAAGTCAGTACCATCTTTAGCTAACTTCATAAATATCTTACGAAGTCCTGTACCTGCTTTAGAAGCCTTAATACCGTTATCCATCAAGACACCCATCATTGCTGATAGTTCCTCTAAATCTACTCCTACAGCGTTTGCAGAAGCCCCTGCGTGACCGAATGCAGTTGAGAAGGTGCTAAGTTGTATTGATGAATTTGCTGCTGCTGATGCAAGTGTATTCGCTACTCTTGCTGCATCGCCAGATTCTAATTGAAAAGCGTTAATTGAAGTTGATACGGTTTCTGCTGCAAGGTTTAAATCTTCACCTGTAGCAAGAGCTAAGTCTAATATGGATTGCTCCATATTTTTAATAGCTGTAGGGTCAAAACCTTTTCGACCTAAAACTAATTGTAAATTAGCTACCTGTGATGCTGTAAATTGAGTTGTTGCACCTAACCGTTTAGCTTCCTCTGTAAGCATCTTAATCTCGCCCACAGATGCCCCTGTAACGGTTCTAACCCTAGTCATACCATCCTCAAACTGAGAGAACGTATCAAAAGCTGCTTTACCCATTGCAGCTAGTGGGGCTGTGACACCAAATGACATCATCGAACCTAACCTAGCTGATGATGATGCGAATTTAGATAGTGATTTGTTTGCTTTACCAAGACCTGACTCTAAGCCTTTGATATTGGCAGCAACAATTATCGAAATAGTCTTTAATCCACCCATTATTTATTTAATTTTTTTAGTATCTCTTGGTGTCTTTTAACAACCTCGGCAATTTCTTCTTTTGAGGCTATTAATTTTTCAGTCTTTTTATCCCAAGGGAAAGGTAACAACTCTTTGAGTTTTAAAGCCTTTTTAGAGTGTGGTGATAGGCAAGAGTGTATAATCAACCTAGTTTGTTCCCAAGTATTTTGCGTTTGTCGTTCACTATACTCTCTAAAGCCAATTAACTTGTTTTGGAAGGAGCGTGGGGTCATATCGTATAAATTATCAAACGATAGCCCCAACATTCCTAATCCAATTTTTTCAAGTTTGTCCCAATTAAATTCCTCTACTTTTTCTTGTTCCTCTCCCTCTACTACTTTCCCTCGCTAGAAGGTTGGTCTAGTTGGAAAGCCTCAAAAATCTCATTAATCTTAGAGAAATCTTCATTGTCTAACCACTCTTCTATATCTTTAATTTTATAGTCGAATGGTTCACCGATTTTTTTTGCACCGTACTTTAGCCCAAAGAACGCAATAATCCCTACGTGGTCTATTTCTGTACCTAGTTTATGTAATTCGCTTAGTTTTAAACCACTCTTTTTACAAACTTCTTTAATACATAAATACGAAAACCTTACAGGTCTTTCTTTACCACCAATTTCTACCTTATTCATTACCTTTTAAATTTAAGTTAGATTACTATGCTCTTACCAAACTGTCTGAACCTGTCAAAGAAACGGAGTATGTAGCGTTTTCTTCTACACCACCATCTATAGATACGCTTGTTACGAAAGCTGTACCTGTATAGGTTTCAGAATCTACGTTAAATATACAAGTTACCGCTGCTCCTGCGATAAGTAAATCAAACATATCTGAAACACCCTTACCTGCTGCTGATAAATCTACGAAAGCATCACCACTCATTTCCCAAGACTTTAATCCCCCAAGAGAATCTGACCATCCACCTGAATCTTTAGTGGTTGCATCTCTAAGTTCAATATTTACGTTCAAAGATGCAGAAGTACAATGTGATACTGCACCACCATCTACGCTTAGAGTTACCTCTGTTGCATTTAAAATTGCCATTATTTTTAGTTTTTAGTTATTAAACAGTTAAAAATTAAGTTTTTGTAGAACTTTTCGGGTAACTTATAGTAATCATCATCTAGGCTTACAAACCTAAACTTTGCTGTATAAGAAACACCACCCTCGGTATATGTTACCGAATAATAATCTAAAGCCTCTACGATTGCCTTAGATTGGTTGTATGTTGTATTGTAGTCATCTGCGAAACAAGCGATGCGTAAAGACACATCACACGATGCTAGTGAACTACTCTTTGTTATAAAATTATCTACATTTGCTATTTCAAATGTCGTTGCAGGATAAGCTGTTCCTTGTGGTATAATTACAGGGGAAACTTTAAGTCCTGATATTTTTTTTACAGTTATGCTTTCAATATAACCCCCACTTCCGTAAGTTGTTGCCCAATTATTAAAAGTTAAAAACATAGAACCCGATGCATCAGGTGTAAAGCAAAAGTTTGATGTACCCGTACCTGCTACGTTCTTCACACCTTCATATATGTTGTTTGTATTGTAATTAGAGCCTATATCTACACTTGTTTCGTATGCTGAATCATAAGTGTATTCAATAGCGTATGTTGAACCTGCTGATAAATCAATTACGCAGTATGCTGCTCCTGCATAAGTTCCCTGTGTAGAAACAAACATTCTCTCGTTTGACTCGTCCCAAGAAAGACCCCTTGGGGGTTGTGGCGATGCCCACCAATTACCTATACCTGATTCAAATGTTCCGTTATAAACTAACTCAGAACCAAAAGTAGAATCATTAGCTACGTTAAAGTCATAACTTCCGCATAATTTGTCAAATATTTTTTTACCTATAACTGCAAACATATCTAAAATCCTGCTTTTTTAATAAGTTTGTTTAACATCTTATCTAAGTCCCTTTCAGCACTTAAATAAATTGTTTGTTCCATTTTCTTTGCTGTTGCCTCAAATATATTTTTTCTAGGGGCTTGAATTGCGTTACCCTTTATTTGCATAGCAGCTAAATTGTAACTATCCTTACCCTTGACCCTGATTGGTGTTGTTCTCTTTTTAAGAGGACCTACATATAGAGCAGGGTTCTTAGATCGTTTAGCTGTTTTAATACCTATCGTTTCCCAAGTTGGCGTTCTTCTACCATCTCGTTTTTTATTATGAGTGTTAAACTCTTTTCGATATGCTTGTTGCATACCCTTTACAAGTTTAGTTGCTGCAGGTCTAAGAGCCTTATTTATTTGTGTACGAGATTGTTTAGCTGAATAACCAAGTCTTTTTAAACCTTGCTTAATATCATCAACTCCCCTAACGGTAATTCTCGTATTTTTAGCAGCCATAACTAAACAGGTGAATCAGTTGGTAAATCTTGTTTTACAAAAACCTCAATAAACTCTTTTCGTGGGTCTATTACATACCCTATAATCTCGTATTCATCCCCTGAATCAACAAGAGTCCAATCCGATTTTATTACCTTAGTTTCGCTGCTATACCTAACTGTATAAACAAACCGACCATAAGACTGTAATTCTTCTCCTTCAAACTTTTCCTCAATATCTCTAAGCGACTTAACATTCTTGTTAGCCCAAACCGTTACTACTGTTGAATCGGCACTTGTAATACCACCGAATCCATCCTGAGTGTAAGTTTTCTCCTTAAAGGTAATTCTTGTGTTAAATTCCCCTGCCTTTATTTTTGCAATGAAAGCCATATCTTAATGGAAACATTTATAAGGTTGTAGTAATATTTCAGATGCCATTGGGAATCTTCGTTTCCTGTCCTCTCTAAAGTAATACATATCAGCCACAATCAATTTAATAGCTTGTTGTATAGCTTGTGGTACATCACTTTGTTCATCACCAAAACCTGTCTTAAACTCAAACCAAAAAGTGTTAGCTGCGTTTGATTTTAATGTAGGAGTAGAGAAATCACTACTCAAATAAACTATAGAAGGATTAGAGTGAGCATCAATGTAAGCCTCTGTAGATTCTTGTTCTGCTCCTGCCGAATCAAGCCATTTAACAGGATTTTCATCACCTGTTGTTAATAAGGTACAATCAGGGAATATTAAAGATGCCTGTGACACTACCGTATTGAAATATAACTTATACTCGTGTTCAATAAAATGCCTTGTACAATAGTGTTCTGCCATTTCTGTTGCAGCATCTATATATACACCTAACAAAGTATCTTCATCAGAAGTATCAATACGAAGATGTGACTTAATTTCAGATACACTAACAACCTTTGTTGAAGGGTCTGTTTTAACAACTAAATCGCCTTGTACGTTATAGTTAGGGTCGAGATACATAAGTATATATTGAAAGAGTTAAAGTTAATAAAGGGGAGTTCCGAAGAACCCCCTTTTAAGTATTAGTATCTATGTACTACTATGCAGTTAAAGAAACAGCTTTAACGAAAGCAGAACCATTAGCAGCACCGAAGTCCATATAGTTGTTTACAACCAATCGGTTTTGACCTGTAGCAGCCTGAGTATAAGGGTCTACTAAGATGTCAACACCACCAAACATTCCTATGTAAAGACGAGAGAAATCTCCGAAGAAGAAGTCACCATCAACACCACTATTAGAATCACAACCGTTAGTGAAGTAAATAGGGTAACCGTTAACTAAATTCCCTTGTAAACCTGCACTTACACTTGCAACTTGAACACCACGCTTGATTTGAGCAAGTAATTCAGGAGATGCTACATAAGCTAAGTTACCATTCAATCCACCTGCTTCGCCTAAAGTTTTTTCAGCATCAACGATGTCTTTCATAACAGAAGTACCATCAGCGAAAGATGATTGTTCAGTAAAAGTACCACAACCTGATGTCTGTGCAATAGATGTTGGAGCGTTAGCGATACCTGCTCTACTAAAGATAGCTGCATCAACTGACTGTGCTACAGCACGACCTAAATCAGACATAATAGCACCTTCCGCACCACCATTTTGTAATAATAATTGCTTAGAAATATCTACATAAGCAGCTACACGAGTTGGAGTTAATTCAACCTTCCCGAAGTTAGCACCACCATCTGCTGCTGCTGAGTTTTCTGTACCCCAAGCAACTGTAGATGTACCTGTAACAGGAATAGTAGTGTTAGCAGACAAACCTGTTAAGATGTTTGCACCAACTTTACCGAATACAGATGCTTCACGCATTGCTTCTGCATAACTTAATACGTTAGTAGGAGCAATAGCAGAAGTACCTTGTGTTACATCAGCACGAGCCTCTAACATAAATGCAGGAATACCTAAACCATTTACAGAAAAACCTGCTGCTCTAGCTTCGTTTACTGCTTGGTCGTGCATTTCTTTCTCAACACCATCAAGGTTGTTGTTCATTAATCCGTTAACAGCTTTGAAAACAGAATAGTCACGAACTTCTTTAATATCAGAAGTTTTTTGAACAGGAGCAGAACCTACATTAGATGCAATTTCAGCGTTCAATTTTTCTTGTCGCTCAACAGTTTCAATGTTCTTTGCTAATTTGTCAATAGCTGTCATTTTCTCGTCATAAGAAACTTGCTCAGTTTCGTTAAAGTCACGAGATTCAGTTTTGCAAGATTCAAGCATCACATTCGCCTCT